TAAATTATCTATTAGATGTGGTACAGGTGGTAATTTCACAGACGATGATTCAAATACCACGGGTAGAATTTACACTATAATAGACCATGAAGGGGATGAAATCACTGTCACACCTGCATTAAAAGAGGCTGAAGGTACAGTGTCAGCGGGAGGTAGTGGTACTGACCTTGGAGCAGGAGATGCTTTAATTATTCATGGATTTGGTTGTCCTACATTTGATACAGATAATACTTATAAAGGTAATTCAGCAATTAATTCAGAAAGCGCTCTTACAGACCAATTTTTAGGTTTAACATCCGCTTTAACATTACCTGAAACTAAAGTAGATTTGAAAAGATATCATGTAGTTGGTTTAGGGAGAGATATTGCTGTACAAGCACCGGGTAGATTTACCAATGAAGGTGGGTCTTTTGAAGTAAATATGCACAATCCTAGATGGTTATATTATTGTCTAGGTATGGAGGCAGTTGATATAGGTAGTGAATATGACAGCACATGCACTGAAAATGATTATCT